AAGTAAGAAACGAAATTGGCAAGCGATTTGGTAGATTAACTGTACTTCATTCATATGTTGGAACGGGCAGTAAGTGTTTGTGCATGTGCGATTGCGGAGAGCTGGCAATTAAGCTACTGGCAAATGTAAAGAATGGAAGAACCCAAAGCTGTGGTTGCTATGTGCGTGAGACGATTGGTAATAGACAGCGTACACATGGAGAGTCTAAAAAAAGTAAAGAGTATAGAACGTGGGCTTCAATTCGTGAGCGGTGTTTTTGTAAAACTAATCCCGCCTATAAAAATTATGGCGGAAGGGGTGTTACTATGTGTGAGGGCTGGGCAAAATCTTTTGAATCGTTTCTTCATGATATGGGCAGGGCACCCTCTCCAAGCCTTTCCATCGACAGAATAGACGTTAACGGACATTACGAGCCTTCAAATTGCAGGTGGGCTACCGATACAGAACAAGCGAATAATACCACTAGAAATGTATACTTAGAACACGATGGTGTAAGGTTAACTCTAAAACAGTGGTCTGAAAAGATAGGAATAGACTATAAATTTTTCTATGATTTAGTTAGGTATAATGGACTGACCATAGCAGATATTATAAATAGAATTGAAATTGGGAAAATACACAAACAGATAGATTAAACTAAAACACAAACCAATGCAAGTAAGCGATAAAGGACTACAGATTTTGAAATACTACGAAGGGCTGAGGCTTGAAGCGTACCTATGTCCCGCTGGCATTTGGACGGTGGGTTGGGGATCGACTTTCTATGAAGATGGCAAGCCAGTTAAGAAAGGTGATAAGATAACAAAGGAAAGGGCAGAAGCGTTGCTTCCAGCCATCTTAACCAAATTTGAGCAGCCTGTATCACGGCATATGACCGTGCCCGTTAAGCAGTATGAATTTGATGCTATGGTACTACTCACTTTCAATATAGGTATAGGGAACTTTGAGAAATCAACCCTATTGAGAAAGTTAAAGGCAAAAGCACCCAAAGCGGAGATAGCGGCTCAATTCGCAGTTTGGAATAAAGCCAAAAACCCTAAAACTAAAGTATTGGAACCATTAGCAGGACTAACCAAACGCCGTGCCGCTGAAGCCTACCTATTTGAACATGGCGAAGTGAAGATATTCTAGTTGGCTATATTAGTAAAGAGCTGTATTTTTGGGTATACTTCCCCTCCGCAATATGTTATCTGAAACCGCACCTGAATTACTGGATGGCGAAGTTGAAATAGATGAGACCTACGTGGGCGGGAAAGAAAAGAACAAACACAAGTCTAAAAGAACTGCAAAGAGTCAAGGCGGTGCGGATAAAAGCCCTATGGTAGGTCTGTTACAGCGTAACGGTAATCTGATACTGAAAGTAGTTGATAAGGGTTCTGTAAACGGTGATATGCTGAAACCTATAGTGCGTCAATATTGTAGCCCTAATGCTTTGCTGATAACAGACGGTCACGGTGGTTACTATGGATTAGATAAAGAGTTTGCAGGTCACGAGGTTGTGCAACATGGTAAAGGCGAGTATGTACGTGCTGGTAAGTTTCACACAAACAACATTGAGGGCTTTTGGTCACAACTGAAAAGAGGCATATTTGGTACTTATCACTTTGTATCACACAAACACCTACAACGATACTGTGATGAGTTTAGCCACCGTTACAACACTAGGGAGCAAAACCACACAGAACGCTTTGTAAACAGTCTCAGAAAGGCTACAAATAGCAAACTGACATACAGGGAATTGACTGCAAAGGGAGAGGCGTAATAGCCATCCCTGCGTTTTTTATTTGTGTGGATAGCATGTGTCTTACTTTGTGGCACAAAATATGTTTGCCTAAAGTATAGGGTGTAAATTTGATACCCCTATTGTAACTATTGATAATTAAAACTAATATTGCAAAGCCTTAACACATTATCAAGTAACTTTGCTATGGGAGAAGATAAAATGTATTCCGCATCAGTTATAGCTTATGCATTTGTGAAGAGAGGCATTAATGACGGTAGTCCCGTCACACAAATGAAAGTGCAAAAATTAGTATTTTTTGCACACGGGCTTCACTTAGCCCTTTACGGGAAGCCTCTAATTAAAGAGCAGTTCCAAGCTTGGAAATTTGGCCCTGTTGTACCATCTATTTACCAAGATTACAAACTTTATGGTGCTGACCCGATTTTAACAACAGATTACATCGCCTTGACTAAATCAGAAAAGGAGAAAGAAGAGTTTGATACTGTATTAGATGGGCTTGCAGACTATGTAATAAAAAACACATGGTCGGTACTTAAAAATACTGATGCTGTTTCCCTTTCTGCATGGACACATAAGGAGGGCTCTCCATGGCAAAAGTTTTACAAACAAGGGGTGAGCGACATTATAATACCTAATGAAGAAATAGAAGCTTACTTCAAAAAGGAATTTGTAAAATCGACCTAACCCTCGCCCGCTCAATAGCAAAACATGCAACTAGGATTATTAGAATGGACAGTACACTACATCGGCTTACCTGATATGCCATATCGTGATGAAAAAGCATTTGCCAGAAGCGCCGAAGAGGCAAGGGATATAACGGACGCTAGGCTACTCGCAGAGTACGGGCAAGACAACTTTGATGTAATTACAGTAAAACAGCCTGACGAACAACTGAACTGACTTAACTTTAGGATATGAAGAAAAGAAGTGTAGGGTATTCCAGAGCCAAACGGATACCGCCCAATACTATAAAAAAGACATTTGATAAGTATGTAAGTGCTTTGAAAGGTGCAACGAGTGCTGTACAGCTGCTAAATGAAGCACTATATAAACCTTAGCCCCTACTTATAAAGCTGCTTCAACAAGTTATCCGCACCTTTCTGGTCACGACCTACATAGCCCTGAGTAGTTCTTATGCTCTCATGTCCTAGTATATCCTTTATCCCGTGCAAATCCGCTCCCATAACTTTCAGGTTCTTAGATATTGACCGTCTCGCATCGTGGAAGCTCAGGTCTTTCTTTATTCCACACCTTACAAAGAACATCTTCAGGTTATCCCTTATACTGCCCTGCACCCTTGATATTTCCCCGTCAAGTTCTTCAGGTGGCAATTTCGGATCTATCAGCCCGAATATAGTAGCTGAGGGATTGGCGTTTCTTTTTATGATCGCAGCCAGCCTTTTGTTCACAGGCATATCTATAACGCCCCCTGTCTCTTTCTTTGTCTTATAAGGTTGCCATGTGATACGCATTTGCCTACCTTCCAGATAAAGGGCAGATTTTGGCATGAGTAACACATCTTTGAACCTCGCACCGGAACAATAGTAACTAAACAGGAACGTATCTTTTGCGATGGCCTCCTGCGGTCTTACGGGCTTTGCTTTCCACAATGTCTCTATATCTTCAGGCGTTACCGTTGCCTTGATAGCGGGTCTGTATGACCCCTTCTTTGCGTTTGCCAGTAAGTTCCTTGATATGATACCATCTTTCTCGGCTTTGCTCAGGACGCTGTTAATATGCTTGAAGAACCCGACTATAGTATTATGCTTGTATTTCTTTTCTGCTATAGCCCGAAATTCCTCTGCCCAGTCGCTATCCATCTCCATTGCTTTGATACCAGGGAAAAGCAAGTTTATCTGTTCAGCCTTTGATTTATAGGCATCCGCTGTACCGATGCTGCCCGCTGCCCGAAACTTCGCCGAGTAGTGCAAGGCGATATCTATATACTTACTACCCACCGCTACGGCCTTTGCCAGCTTTGTAGCTTTGATATTATGACCTGCGCTGTCCATATCACCGTAAGTATTCCTAGCTTCCTGCAACTTGGCTGTAAGGGCTTTATTCCAGCTATTAGCATTCGGGTGGCTTGGTTTGATCTGTAGCGTAGATTCGTCCCAGTATTTAGGCTCTACTGAATAACCCGTATTTGTGTGGGAGGCTTTGCGATTCACTATAATAACTAATCTTATAGCTGATTCACCACGCTTATTTTTATAGTCTCGGAGTTGCAGATAGATACTTGCCATAGCCTGTTTGACAATTTGTAAAGCAATAGTACAAAATTTGTCCCGTTTTCATCGGTTGTATATCGGTATCAATTCGGCTATAATATTTGGGGAAGGGCTGTAAAAGCTACGATTATGGCAGTTTATAGCCGATATAGACATGAAAAAGGGCGGTTATTAGCCGCCCAAATGTGATCCCGTTGGGACTTATGGATATTGTATGTATCTCTTTACAGTATTGTGTTTTACAAATTCCTGTCAAACAATAGGTCTATTTTGGTAGGATTTGCACCCCGAATAGTATATCAATCTTATTTTCTACTATCTCGGCTTCTACTTCCTGAGCTTCGGGGATGGTTGGCTTTGTGTCTGGCATTCCTGAAAGTTAGCAATAAGTTTGCCAGAAAAATATTTTTATAAAAACAGCTCTGTTTTTGCAAGTGGTTAAATATTTATTCCTACATTTGTATTGGGTAACATAGCAGGGGCTAGAAGACTGCGTTATCAAATGGGTTCCCTAGTAACCCTAACACACATCGGTCGTTCAACGGTAGGACGGAGGTCTCCAAAACCTTTAATGTTGGTTCGAATCCAGCCCCTTGTGCAACAACCACGAAAAGGGGGTAGTTCTTTGAATAGGTTTATAATAAATAGGGTAGCTCCCGAAATAAAAATAGACTGAGTGAAAGGTTTACGGATAGCATACTGAGCGGATTAATTACCCGTAAGGTAGAATAGAAGTAAGTTGATTAACCTGCCCCCGCACAATGGCCTTTTAGCAAAAGGATAGGTGAACGGTTCCGAAAAACCGTTATTGCCCTCTAGGACGCTTCAGGGACAGAATAACATAGCAGACGTGCAAACACATTGATGCCGTACGGATAAAAGGCATTTTAGGTACTCGCACCGCCTCAGTAACATGGGGCGGTTTTTCTTTGTCTTATCCACATCCCCATTGCCTCAAATACACAGCTTCATAAAAAGGGGAAGTTCCCCCTAAGAATACGGACATATTTGTAGCTATTCGGCATAAAAAAGAGGAATTCCCCCTATGTATTAATCTGGTAATAGATATCCACAGAAAGCGGTATCGTATAACTCGATACCCCTATTTTCGCCTCAATGATTTCCGCTCAAATAACTATCTCCGGCAAGCAACACCACTTAGTAGTAAATCAACCTATGGGTATGGGAGGCGGCTTTCATGTCTTTCTGGATATGTTCTATCAAGGCCAGATAGTAATGAGCCTCAATCGGGTGGGCTATGCACTTAAATCAAGGTTCTATCCTGCCAGAGAATGTGAGAAAGAGGATAATGGAAGTAGTAGGAAATGGTGAGACCCCGCTATCGGACGCTTAACAAAAAATCCTTCGGTGATTGAAATCATATTTCTCCTCTTGCATATCCAGTTAATTAACTGTAAGTTGTAAGACCTATAATGATTGTTGATAACTACTACGATGAGATATCCCCATTATTAAGCGCCATTACTACGGGTTTCATAATTTCACTTTAATAAACGGCCACAAACATGCTCAAACATTCCCGCCCATTTTTCCGAGTCAGAACCCTGACCCTCGACCCTTCACCAACCTATTCAAAATCCCGTAAAATCTTTAGCAATGGATATAAACACAAAGAAATGCAGCATTACGATTCCGCCGAGCGACAGCGCGATTGATTACAGGACAAGATTAGTCCACAACATATTGGCTAAGTTCCTCGGATCAACAACTATAGAGTATTCCGTTACAGAGATTCATTTCACGGCTACAGAGGTGCAACGGGTTAAAATCCAGGCATTGGTCGATACCTGTACAGATGAACTGGATAGCCTTGTAGAAGGCACGGTTTACGCCTTTCTGCGTAAGTATTCGCTGTTAACGCCCAAAGAAATACAACTCGAAGTAAAAACCGCATAATAATAGAAAAGCCCTGTTAATTCAGGGCTTTATTTTTCTAAGTATCGCATCTAGTAATATGTCGCCTAACTCGGCTTTCTTATCCTTACTGAGTAGGACTTCTACGAGTTTATCATAGTCAATATCTGCAAGGTTGTCGGGCAGAATCACTTGATTGAGATTGTCTTCTTCGGTGTATAGTTTGACTTTGGTTGTTTTCGTATTTGTATCTATATCAGATACAGGTGTAAGCGGTTTATATATTAAATCAGCAGGTGAAACGTTGAAGTATTTCGCCAAACTATCTAACGCTTCGCCACGCGGCACGGTTCCAGTCTCCCACTTCCCAACATTTACGCGATTAACACCCAATTTATCGGCTAAGTCCTCTTGAGAAAGAGAATTTATTTTCCTTAGATATTTCAGATTGTCAGCTAAATACACTTGTATAAAATAAATATGCTAAAATAATTATACAGAAGTGTTGCTTTTCTGTATCTCATTTGTATCTTTGATTTATCAAACGGATTTCGGTCAAGAAATCGCGGCAATATAAACAAAAAGAAACTAAAGATGAAACAAACGATTGACGTAAAGAAAAAGCTGCTGGCTGAGGGATTGCAAGAGCTGGCAAAAGACGTTACCGTCCCAATGAAGGTAGAAGCAGAGGGGAAATTCGGTCTTGGTCGTACCACGATTAATGATTACTTGAAAGGTGATGTTAGGAATATACCTACAGGTCAAGCACTGGTTAAATTATTCCGTAAAAGAATAATCGAACTCCCCACGCCACAAGATATCAGAGCGTAAGGTTTCTTCTATCTATTTCTGTGCCAAACTCAAAATCAATCATTCCATAACCAATAATCATTAAGCAAAATGTACTCAGGCATCTATGACGAAACAGCGAAGTGCCACAGGTGTCAAGCAAGAAAAGACTATAGCTCTTTTCACATGCAAAAGCACAATAAGAACATTTTCCAATGGAATAGGATGTACTGCACTGATTGTTACAGTCCCGAATTCAGAGCTGCTATTATGGATTTGAAGTTTAGGTACAATAGACAACAACTATTAGACAACCCACTACTGATAGAAACTTTCATGATTAACACTAAAATAAAAAAAGTAGCAAATGGAACAGATTACGAGTATCACATCGCTAAGGGACAATCTCCTGAAAAACTTTTCAGACCTGAAAGAGGAGAAGATTACGCCCGAAACAGCAAAGGAGTTGTCCAACATAGCGGGCAAGGTTATTAAAACAGTAAAGACCCAGCTTGATTATGATTCGCACATGGGTTATAAAAACAAGATTGAATTCTTAGAAGCCAAATCCTAACTATTCACAGCCCCGAAAACTAGTGCGATAGCAAGTAGGGGCACTTTTTAAAACAAGCCGCTTAACCAATATAAATCAACCGCAAAAAATAATAGAAATGAAAACCTACTACGTAACAATGCCGCTTGCTGGCTCAATGACTTTGCCAATAGAAGCAGATAGTGAAGAAGATGCGATATCCAAATTTCAGGAAGCATCTGAAAAAATAGACTTCATAAATGGGCGTGAGCTTGTGAATAATAATGCAGAATTGGAATGGGAGTTTATGGAGCAAATAGTTTCTGGCAATGTCTTCCACGGTAACTGTAACGAGGTGTATGCAGAATTAGGATTTGGTGAAGAAGAAGACGAGGACGAAGAAGAAATAGATGACTAACCCTTAGTACGCAGTTTTTTTTCATAGACAGCGGTTTGTTCCCAGACTGCTACAATTTAAAAGAGAAGACAATGGACTTAGAAGCAAAGTTTAACGAGTTACTATCTGAGTTGAAAAAGACTCAGGATATGATAGCCAGCATTAAGCCGACTGTTGTAGAAGACGAACTGGTAACTACTCAGCAAGCAATGGCAAGGCTGAATATGAATGACCCTGAGACGTTCCGTAACTATTGCAGGAGGCACGGTATAGACGCTAAGATTAACGGGAGACCAAAACGATACAGCTTAAAGCAAATACTACTAAGAGCATAAATAAAAAAGCCATGTGCTTGAGACACACGGCTATTAATAAACACTTAAAAAGCAAAGATAATGAAAAGTATGAAAAGCTTGGGTGCGCTACTAATGGCATCCGCACTTATGGGAGAATCCTTATCCGTAACAAGCCGAGGAATGAATATTGAAGAAAGGGAGTTTGAAAGTTATCCATTTCGCAAGCCGTGGCGTCCACGTTCATCTAACAGGAACTTTCATTTCAAGACAGGTAACAACCAACGTAAACGCCGAAAGTTAGTAAGGCAAAATCCTAGCCTGTTAAGAACTAAGAAATTCAGATAACACCCATATAGAGGCATAAGAGCGAAACAGAAAGTAAAGAACACACATTATTAACGTTTCAATCTTAAGCAATGTATCCAACAATAATTATCGCATTAGGGGCGATTTCAACAGTAACAAAGTTAATTAATCCAACGCCTCATGATGACAGTGTAAAGCATTATGAAATATCAGTCGGCTTTTATGAGGGCAATGAAAGGGCGGCGATTATAGCAGACAGTATAAAGCTAGATAGAATGACACCAAAATCATTACCATATCAGAGGGCGGCATTAACGGGAGTCCACAAATGGGCGATCACTGAACTTAAAAACTAAAAATCATGGCAAAGAAAAAACAACCATTCGAGTATATCCACCCAATGCCTGACTCATTTAAGGGTCATGTATTCTCAACAGGTGAAATCAAAGTATCTGGTATCGCTACTAAGGGCGAAAATGATGACGATACGCCTTGGTATGACTACGACTATAACGAACTACTGTTTAAGGACACACAGGGCAGAGAAGCGGACATAAAGCTACTCTATGCACTACTGATAAAGACAGAGGGGCTTGAAGACTTTCTGCATGAAGCAACGGTAGTTCACATCTCAAAGAATGTGTTTGAGGTTGAAGAACCGGAAATCACAGACATTTCTCAAGACATAAACCTATTTGGCGGTACTGAATACAGGGAGGTAGCATAAAATGGCAAAGACAAATGATATCATAGTAAATGGCTTTCCTGCAACTGACTTGTATAACAACTTTGATTGTGCATGGAAGGCAACAGGGGCTACCAACTCGGGAAGGGGTAAAGTCTTTGAAGATTTTTACATGCCGTATCTGAATGAAAATGGATTTACAGTAAGGCGATTGAATCATGGGACTTTTAGAATAGAAACGCCATACGGCTCTTTTGACTACCTGACAAGATCCGAGCATGCTACACATATTAAGTCCAGAGAAAGTTGGTACGTACCGTTTAAGAATATTCTACAGTTTTTATCATTCGTACAGTATTGCCCAGACCTACTCACCTAACACAACTTTTAACAACCACTCACACTAAACGAAAGAAGATGAACATAGAAGACCAAGTTTGCACGCTTGAGCAAAGTAAGCGACTTAAAGAACTGGGAAGCAAACAGCATAGCTTATTCGCTTACTGGATTAAGAACCATAATAAGCTATCCAGACTTAAGATAGCTGAATATACAGACAATATATTTTATTCAATTCACGCAGAAGAAGGAAATGACTTTAATGCCATAATGGGTAGGGTAGATGAATTTGCCTGTGCCTACACAGTTGCGGAGCTGGGTGAAATGCTAAAGGATTGGAATAACTCACATCAGCACAACGACAACCTAATGCCGAGATACTACAACGATGGGATATTAGATTGGTGGCATTGTGATGAATTTCAGACAAATCTTGCAACTACACATACTGAAGCTCAAGCCCGTGCCGCAATGCTTATTTACTTACTCGAAAACAAGCTAATCACATGGAATCAATAGCAACGCACGTCCTGTTACGCTGGATTAACAGTTGTACTACAGAAGAACACATTGCAAGTGCTGACAGGTTAGTAAGCCTATTCCTGAAGATGTACGGAGCAACAGAAAACTATACAGTTCTATGTAATGCCTTGCAGCTTGTTAGAATAGATGTATTTCACATGAACGCTGTAAATATTTAACCGCTATATCAGCATAACAAAACCTAAATAGAAAGATAATCATGGAAAAATCGGCATCAATAACCAACATAGCAAAAGCCCTAGCTGTATTTCAGTCTAAGATGGGTAAGATATCAAAGGATAGTACAAATCCATTCTTCAAGGCTAAATACGCTTCACTCCCAAACATACTGGATGCAATACATACGCCACTAGCAGAATGTGGGCTATGCTTTTCTCAGTTGGTTGACGGCGAAAACGGGCTCACTACGGTATTGATACATGCAGAAAGTGGTGAGTATTTACAGGCAACTAGCAACATGCACATCACTAAATCAGATCCACAGGCGTTGGGCAGCGCAATTACTTATAGCCGCCGTTACGCTTTAGGGGCATTATTAGGGCTGAATATAGATGACGATGACGATGGTAACGCCGCAACGCCACAACAAACTAAAGCCACCTCACAGCCCCAGCAACAAGCAAACAATAATAACGATGGTAAAGCGTGGCTTAATGAGAACCAATTTAAGGTGGCATTGGGTAGAATCTTGGCAGGTGAAAAAGATATTATTAAGAAGCTTGATGAAAGTTTCAATATGAAAAAAGAATATCGTGACAAGCTAAAAGAGGCCGAAACAACATTTGCTAACTAAAGCAGCCTATATCATGAGTTGGGGAAACACACAGGAATACCATGACATAACCGATGCTATCTACAAAGCTAAAAACAGGGACAATGATTTATCTATTCAATGGGGAGCAAGTGAACATCGACAGGTTCGACATAGCGAGTCTGGACATAAAGGGCAAGAAACTAAAATACCTGCACCCGAGAAAGGTTACGGTACTGATGAACGCCCAGACTGTTTCTTTCAGGATTGAGGGTAAAGAGTATTGTGAGGTGACACTACCTGCTATTGACTTCGGTTTAATGAAGTTATGGGACAAGCTACAGGAATACGACTATGAATTTATCGGCGATAGTTGCTTACTGATAAGTGTTACACCGGACAGCCGAATAATAGAAGATGAATTTAATAACCTTTTGACTTACGACTATTTACTAGACCTACAGGAAGCATAATGGAAGCAACAGGCCACATAGACGAAAACGGCGTTCTGAACCTTGTAGAGAGGGCAGAGCTGAAGCAATGGATAAAAGACCATAAGGGGCATACTGTAGTCCTGACTATTGACAAAAAGAAAAGGAAGCGCAGCAACGATCAAAACGAATATTACTGGGGCTGTGTTATTCCTATGGTTCAACGGGCTATGAATAGTTACGGGAATGATTATAGCAGGAATGAAACGCATGAATTCTTAAAAGCTCAATTCAACTGGAAAGAAGTGGTAGTAAAAGATTGCCAGTATATCAAAGTGCCGCAGTCCACTACCAAGCTATCAACGGTTGATTTCATGGAATACCTGGATAAGATTTATCTGTTTGCTTCTGAACAACTGGGAATAGAAATACCGCTACCAAATGCTCAGATGTCAATTGTAATTCACGATCCCGCATTTGAACACACCACCATCCACGACACTAACCCTATATAACTCCACACAATCAATCATTAAAAACTAAGAAAATGAATCTAAGAAAGTATTGGTACGCATTAATCCCCATAATTATAGCCATAGAGTTCGGGATTATCCACTTGATAATATGGCTCATGAATCAACCGAATGACATTGCGCCGCTAGTGGGCATTTTAACTATCTCAATTACCGTTTTTATTCACTTAATCATAATTAAACAACTCACAAAGAAATGAGAAAAGCACTTTTTTTATTAGCAATCGGCAGCGTTTTAATCCAGTCATGCACTCGGATAGATGCCGCAAATGTAGGAATCCTTGTCAACCAGTATGGCGAAGGTAAAGGGCAGGGGGTAACAACCTGTAGCGGTACTGTATGGTACTGGCCTCCTTCTCAAGATGTTTATGAATACCCCGTATCTGTACACACTAAAGACTATGACAAATTCACGGTTAACACTAAGGATGGTTCCCTATTCACCGTTGATCCCATAGTTAGCTACAACATTATCCGTGATAGCGCAGCAAATGTATTCCGTAAGTATAGGAAAGATGTAGAAGACCTTGAAGATGGCATACTGAAAAACTACATAAAGGACGCATTTAAAAACGTGTTCAATGTTTATACGACAGATGATATCCTTTCACACAGGCAGGAGTTTGATAATTCAGTAACAAAGCTATTGAGAGATGAATTGCACAAAGAAGGGTTTGAAGTTGACCAGTTAACCTTCGGCATGGATTACCCTAAATCTATTACCGATGCTATCAATCTTAAAAACACAGCCGTACAACAGGCACAACAAGCCTATAACGAACTGTTGCGTGATAGCATTAACGGACAAAAGAAAGTTATAACGGCACGTGCTGAGAAGATGGCAAATGAATTAAAGCAACAGTCGTTAACTCCGATGCTTATACAACAGCAATTTATTGACAAGTGGGACGGACATACGCCTTTATACGGTAGCTCCCCTACAATGTTTAAGAATGTAGATTAATGATTTATAAACCCTATCACATTACCCTCAGCACCGCCAAACTTTAATCTAACACCAAACACAAATAAGGATATGATACAGGAACTTAATGAAAGATGGGTTGTAGTCGATAGAGAAAACAAACCTAAAGTTTACTCGATAGCTCTTAGTGAGGGGATGAGTGCAAATCTCTATAGCATGGAAACGGGTGAAGCATGGCAGGTGGCAGCACAAAATGGCTTTCGCTGCGTCAAGGTCAACATTTCATTCACAGAAGTAAAATAGAGAGAGATGTCCAGCATAGACGAAAGATTTGAGGCCGTACATAAAGAGCATCCAGAAATATACGAAGCCTTTAAAGAGGTAACGTTTGACCTGATGCGCCGAGGATTCCAAAGGTTTAGTCAGGATGGCGTGATGCACATAGTCCGATACACTAAATCAGCAAGTGCCGAGGATATGGAACGCTACAGGATCAACAACGACTATGTAAGCAGATATGCTAGGCTCTTTATAAATGACTATCCAGAACACGAATCATTTTTTAGAATAAAACCACTCAAAAACGCCGCATAATGAAACTACTACTCATAATTTATCTGTCAGGCATATTGGCTTGTTTCCTGTCCATGCAAATGCAGAACGCTTACGCATGGTTATCCACACCAAAAGAGATACGGGCTTGCCTTTACACGCTCAAGGACTGGAAGATGCTAACAAAGGCAATGCTATTCAGTTGGATATTGGCAATAGGCTTTTGGTGGAAGTGGAGAAAGTTTGTAGAAGAAAACAAAAGGACAAATGCTCTATTCCTGAAACTGAAAAAGGCTGTAGATAAATAAAGCCCCGTTACTCCGACTTCCTACATAATTTAAAATGTATCACAGGCGATATAAAGCCTAGTAAAAATTTGTTAACCAGATTAATAAGACTGTTTATAAAATGAAAAGAGAAATAAAGTTCAAAGCATTCTACAACGGCATAATGAGCCAACCATTTGAAGTACATATGATACCAGCATTAATATCGGCCGCATTATCACATGGAGAAGATGTTCCTATGTTACAATACACAGGCATTCAAGATAGAAGTGGAGTAGAAATTTATGAGGGTGACATATTGGAAGGTCATTCAGATGGGAATGTATCAGTATCATTTGTTGGCGCATGTTGGACTTGTGTATTTGAAGACGAAGCAACTATAGGGCTAGATGAAATGTGTATCTGGTTCGGTAATAAAGCTACTGTAATCGGCAACGCCCTACTAACACCTAACCGTTAAAAATAGAAAAATGGAACTAAAGAACAGGGTATGCTCTTTTGAGCAGGCAAAAAAATTAAAAGGATTGGGTGTCCCACAAGATGCGTGTATGAAATTCTGTGAGACTAAGGAGGGGCAACATTACATTAATATGCCCCCATTTGGTTGTGCTGGAACTGATGTTGAATATTCTGCTTACGATGTTGCGGAGATAGGTGAGATGTTACCAATGTACTGCGATAGCGGCAGAACACACACGGGTTGGGAGTGCATATACAAAACACGTCCAAGCGGGTTAATTCATATGGAAGGATGTCATAAAACTGAAGCAGAAGCACGTGCCGCCATGCTTATTTACCTACTAGAAAACAATCTCTACACTTTAGACCAACAATAGAGATTACATGAACACACTAGATACCAGAATAATGCAATTAGTCGGCGGTGTAGAAGACTATAAGATAGTATTCGGTGAAATCATAGAAATAATCAGAGACGTAGCCGACAAGTACGCCCTATGGAAAGGCAATCTTACACAAGCAGACCATAAATCAATAACAGGTGACCTATACGATCATTTTATTCAAAATATATACAGATGACCGATAGCCAATTAGACCTGTATATCAACGGGAAGCTGATAATCATAGCCCGGAGCATGTGCAGTATAGAGCCACAATTAGGCTATTCACTCAGGCGATGGCTATCCATATTTGACTTTGAAGGTAAGAAAGTACACGTAATGTGGCAGTTTCACGATGAGGTAATAACGATGGTCTTGAGTGGTGCGAGACTATACGAAACAACAAGAGAACCAGTATTAATAGCAGCTTAACCAACCAAAACATTGCGCCTGAACGGTGCGGGGATTATGAAGATAGCATACATAGCACATCCAATAGGCGGAGACATTGAATCGAACCTTGCGGATCTAAGAAGAGTACTGAGACACTTAAACATAACGCATACTGACGTTGTGCCATTCTGCCCATACTATGCTGACATAGTCAGCTTAGATGATAATGAACCTACAGAAAGAGAAAGAGGCATAGCTAACGATATAGCCATATTAAAAAGCGGAATAGTTCAGGAGTTGTGGCTCACTGGTGACAGGATAAGTAACGGCATGGCACATGAAAGAGATTTAGCAATAGAATTGGGAATACCCGTAATCGACTTAATCGGTAAGATATGATTGAATTAAACAAAGTTTATCAGGAGGACTGCAGGGAGACAATGGCCAGAATGCCTGACAAGTGCATAGATCTTATTGTAACTGACCCGCCTTTTGGAATGTCGTTTAAAAGTGGGCATAGGAAGGTAAGTCATAAGGCAATTGCTAATGATGATAATTTGGAATGGCTTCCGAGTGTCCTTTTTGAGATAAAGAGGGTATTAAAAGATAATGGACATGCGTATATATTCTGTTCCAACCATAACCTCTGGAGGTTCCTTAATCAAATAGAGGAGTGCGGACTTCCTTACAAAAACCTTCTTATCTGGCAAAAGAACAATACGGGAATGGGAGATTTACTGGGAGACTATGCTCCACAGTATGAAATGATAGTATACTGTAGCAATGGCGAAAGAAAGCTTAATGGACGTAGAGACAGTAATATTTTATCATTCCCTAGAACGCAAAATGAATTACACCCTACGCAAAAGCCAGTTGATCTTATACGTTACTTGATAATTAAAAGTAGTGAACCTGGGGAGGTGGTATATGATCCTTTTATGGGTTCTGGCACTACGGCTGTAGCAAGCATTGAAGAGGGTAGGAGCTTCATAGGTTCAGAACTCGAGGGAGATTATTGCATCACAGCAAACAAAAGAATTGGACATAGTTATTCTCAACAAACATTATTCAGAGCTTAAAAACAAACTATATGCAACTAGAACAAATTATCGATTTGAAATGTGTAAAGCACATCAAGATTTACAAGTTAAGCCAAGCTGGCTATAAGAACTCGGACATAGCAAAGCATTTAAGCACCAATGCGGGACACGTGTACAACGTTCTAAAAGACTATAGGGAGAAGCCCGAGAAAGTGGAAGCAGCTAACGCTATAACCGCCTAGCAACCCCATAGACGATTAGAAAAGAAAAACACTTAAAACAATATAGATATCAATTCACATTTAAAACTTAAAACAATGGATTTCAAATTCAAAAAGGGAGCAGAAGTAAGCACAGATGATTTTTGGTATGACCTAACAAGCGGTGGGTATATTAAGCCTGAAAATCTACTTGATGATCCTGAGCAAGCTAAGGCTGTAAAAGACGCTATCGATTTGCTTCAGTCATTCCATGACACTATGGAGGATAAGGGCATTCTTGAGTATAGGTAAGCCTTTTAAAAGTGGTCGGAACATTGCGAGTGTTCCGACCTAAAGAGAAAAACAAACTAAAATATAAAAATATGGGTAGAGGATTTGGCTCTTATATCAAGAAGGCTGACAGGGATTATTTGCGCTCTTTGAAATTTTGTTTTTACTGTTCAACCTATTGTGATAGTCCTGCAATAGAACACATTCATCCGTTGTATGAGGGTGGGAATTCCCACATATCAAACTTAACAACTGCGTGTACTCGATGTAATTCTTTGAAGGGCACATATACGTTAAATGAATTCTTTGAAAGAATAAACAATAAGCGTGCCGAAAGTTTTGATAAGGCGTTTAAATATTCTGGCAGATTAAAAAGGAGCTACAAACGAAGAGAGAATAGAACATCGCAGGACATTGACTGGCTTATAAACAAGATAAAAGAAAATAGGGCTTTACATAGCTACTACACTCGGATCATTAATTCATTAACCCACAAAACTTATATAATCAATGGCGAAGCGGTTTAGTGATAGCGAAAAATGGAATAAGAAATTCATAAGGAGCCTAAAGCCTAATTACAAGCTATTCTGGCTTTTCCTACTAGATGAATGTAACCACGCTGGTATATGGGATGTAGATATAGAAGTTGCTGGTGTAAAGATGGGAGTAAAGATAACAGAAGAAGCAGCTATAAAAGCATTTGGAGAAAAGGTCTGGGTTATAGACGGCGGGTTAAAGTGGTTCATTCCGGGCTTCATTGAATTTCAATACGGGCAACTTTCGGAACAAAATCGCGCGCACGCAAAACCTATTTTCTTGCTGCGAAAATTTGAATTGCTTGACGAAAACCTTTTGTTAATAAGCCCCTTTGGCAAAATAGCAAAGCCCCTTTCAGAAAAGCCCAAAGCTCCTATGGATATGGATATAGAACAAGAAGAGGATAAGGAACAGGAAAAAGAAATGGAACAAGAAGAAGTAAAAGCACCGCCACCGAAAAATAATTTTCTAGTCAAGCCTTTTGAGTCGCCTGAATTTTTAGAGTTGTGGGCTAACTGGAAAGTTTACAAAAAGAAGCAACACCAATTCGAGTACAAAGCGATTCAGAGTGAACAGGCCGCACTTAAAGAGCTAGCAGAACTAAGCAACTACAACGAAGAACTAGCAACTAAAATAATTCATCAATCAATAGCAAAGGGCTGGAAAGGCTTTTTCAAACTAAAGGAAAATGAAGGAACTACAAAAAACGGACAATCAGTCGGCGAACTTAATGCCTCTTACAAGCGGAGACTGGAAGAAAAGATGGCAAACGGTACAGGTTAAGTACGATACGCCGCAGCTTGAGGTTCTAAAGCAGGACACGGTATCTATCAGCACGATCAATGCAGGAACGGGCAGCAAAGAGCTAGGGATTACGGTATTTGAGTTTGCTATACTCTGCATACTTGAGTTTTACGGGGTTTCATGGTCTGACTTTCAGATAAGGGACGCAGCGGAAATGCTGTATAGCGACTGTTACTGGTTTTCAATGTCGGAACTTAAGCACTTTACCATACGGGTAAAGAAAGCCGACTTCGGAAAGATAAGCGAGGACTATAGCAAGTTTGCTCCTAAGCACCTGATGCAATGCTCAACTATCTACTGTCAGGAAGCTTTGTATGCCAGAGGGCAATATAATTTCCCTAAACAATCGCCGGTACAGGAAGTTCCAGAAGAAAATCTGATTGATGTTACTGGTAAGCTGAAAGAGTGGGCAGAGGCATTAGAGGCTGATGTAAGGTCGCAAAAAGCAGAAGCCGAAGCAGAGTACCAGAGGCTCAAAGAAAAGCTAAGGAAGGAACGCGAAAATGATTTATCACAAGATCAAACGGAAGCAGCATGAGTTACTACAACGAAACAAAAGCCAATACTATCCTCAAGGCTGTAGCAAAAACATACGGCGGTACTGTGGATATGTTCAACCGCAAGGACAAGAAAGAGGATATAACCTTTCCACGCTACATGGCTATAAAGCTACTGATAAGCGGAGTAGAGGGAATGACACTACAGTCGGCAGTATTGCTCATAGGTAGGAATGACCACACAACGGCACTTCATGCACTATCGCAATTTTCAGAGCTTATAAAGTACAATCAGGACTTCGCAGATAAGTACCAGAAATGTAAAGAGCTAATCAACAGTTAACCCCCATATTAAACCAACAGGACATGGCAGAAAAGACAGTGAGGGTGTAAATATGTAGCCAAGTAACCAGAAAGTGGCTAGAATCGTCCCGTAGGTGGCAAAGAATTTATTTTAAAACTTAAGTATAATGGCAGAAAACATAGAAGGAACAATTTTAGGCAATGTGCCGAGCAAAAGCAACGGGTATAAAATTGTCAAAATAGGAAACCATGCCACATTGGCGAAATCGAAAGCATTAGCGGCATATGAAAAGGCTTTTTATATGCAATGCAAGCACCGTGACGCTATGATAGATACTTATTTCGAGTTCGCAGTAGATGTGTATTACCCTTCAAATCGTAGCGACCTTGATAATTCATTAAAAGTAACCCTTGACTGTTTACAGGTAGCTAAAGTGATAAAGAATGACAACCTGTGTACGGGTATAATAGCACGAAAGTTTGTGGATAAAAATAATCCGAGAATAGTGTATAAAATCAATCCTGTAGCTGGTTTCGGCACATAGTTTGACTTAATTAACTATATAAAACAACCATAATAATGAGTAAAGAACAAAGAAAGCAGCAACTAACCGATTTTATCGACAGGACTATAGCGGGTTGCTCACACATATTGCGCTACAAGCTGGAACTAAATGACGATAGTGAGAGAGATAGAACTGCATGGCTTGTAAGGTTCGTAATGCAGAAAGCACCACACCGAAAGACAATAGTCATGTACTCGGATGATGATGGCGATATAGAAATAGTTATAAATGAAGACTGCTATATCACGGATGAACAAGGGTTAATTGAGCATTTACTGACAGTATTTTAAAAAGAATCATAACCATTATTAAAACAAAAGGAAAATCATGAAAAAGAAAGAAGAGTTAATAGTATTAGCCCAAAGGATGGGATTGCCAAACTTAGTGTCAGCTCTACAAAGTGAAGATTTGCAGAAGCAGATAGATGACATTAAAAACCTGGGATGGATAAGATGCGCAACAGGTCTTCCAGAAGTCGGAGAGCAAGTCCTTGTGACTAATGGCAAAGATGTTTGGTTAGGAGAAGTAGGGCATTACGGTCAACGTAGTAAGAGGTGGAGTGTAGTATATGATGGAGCACCGCTAGTGCAAGACCATGAGATAGTTGCATGGATCTATAAGCCAGACCTTACAGAACTGAATATAGCGAGAGGTAATTAATCCCCCTCTCCCTTGCCATAGACGCAGCAATTATAAAAATTTAAAACCATTGATATGAAACAAGCAACATTAGGAACAGCGATAGCATTAGCAGCTAAACTATTTGAGAATAAGACAGATAAGGCGGGTAAGCCTTACATACTCCATTGCTTACGGGTAATGGGAGGTGTTCATCAAGATGATGAGGAATTGAAAATGATAGCCGTTTTGCATGACGTACTTGAAGATACCGATACTACTATTCCAGATTTAAGAGAAATGGGATTTAGCCAAAGGGTTTTAAGGGTAGTTGAATTGCTAACACATGATGACTCAGATACTTACGATGAGTACATAAAGCAGATAGCAAGCAATAAAGACGCTGTAGCCGTAAAGCTCGAAGACCTGAAAGACAATAGCAACATCACCCGACTTAAGGGATTGCGAAAAAAGGACTTTGACAGGCTCGAAAAGTATCACAGAGCATTTGTTTACTTATCAAACTAAACCAATATGATCACACACAACGGGCATCTATATGTGGTAGTACCAGAAGGTGCGACTAATTTTAGAATACATGACGCACTTGCAAGTCTCTATTATGATTTGCCAGATAAGAAAGGTTTGTTTATTGACCTCCCACCCGGCTACTCCTATGAAATACTAGGCATATCAAGTCAGTGTAGCGAAGAACAGGCGGCATTGATTGTGGAAAGAGATTACAGTTTTAAAGGAGCAGAAATCTGGAAAGAATACTATAACGCATGGGGTTATTGCCTCTCCGCTATTCAGTCCCTCCGCTCCCTCCACTCAGCTAACAATCTACCATATAATGAAACACTTATTGTTAAACAAACTAAAATATAAAGTATGAAAAGCAAAAAACAACAATCATTAGAGTACGCTAAGACTCAATTAGGTACAGAACAATTTGCTAACAACAAAGATGCCGTAAAAGCTATCAGGCAAGATTTTGAATCTGGCTTTGACGCTGCCGATATTCCAAAGGATAGTATAGGGAAAGTTAGCGCAATATGCGGACTGATATTGTCTCTTACAGAAAAGGATTTTACAGCCGTTGAAAAAATGACCAGTGAGCAAACAAGTTATGTAAACCCATTAAAAGGTGCAACGCAAAGTCGTTTAAACGACACAGGAAACTACAACAAACTTGTCTTAATTGACATCCGCAAACTCCATACTCTCATTAAAAACAAAGGGAATTAACCAACCCCACAGCCCTTACAGGCATTAAAAGAGAAGATTATGAAAAAGATTAAACGCTTCTGGTGGAATTTCATCCACAATGTAATTGCACATCCATTATTAATCACTGGCACAAAATGGGCTGATAAGTTCCATGACTGGACTGCCGACAAAATGTAAAACATGAAAGACAAACTACTAGAGTTATTAGAGCCGTTATTAGTCCCAATGCATGAACAACATCTTTCTAAAGAGGTGTGGTCAAACCTGAATAAGATGAAAGCCATACTGGAAGGGAGTGGAGATGTGGAGAAGGTGCTTGCATCTGATGTGTTAAGGTGGGCTAAAAAAGAAAAGCAACGTTTATTAGACCTGATGTCTGTGTCAGATACCTTAGAATATGTTGCTCAATTTAAAGCTCCTCCATCACCTCTTAACTGGGATGAGGTGCGAAGGGCAATGATGCGAATAATCCATGAGAATAAACATTTGCTGTCTTCTGAAACTTCATCCTTACTCGTCACCTACCTCAAATCAATAACCCTGCCCAGGGTGGATGTACTGACACAAGACCAATTAGAAAGCGAATCTAATAAGCATTGCTCCTTCTCTGATGAATCATTTTTCTGGATAAATGGCGCAATATGGATGCAAAACAGGTTACAAGCGCACAATGGGGGAGGTGAAAAGTGGGTGAGCGTGGGAGAGGGACAGCCAAAAAATGACGAAGTGGTAGAGATTAAAACTCCAGAAGGCGAGTGTATGGCAGTTTACTATAAAAGTGAGGATAGATATTATCATAAAGATGAGGTACAGAACGCAACTCATTGGAAAAGAATTGTTTAACAAATAGATAAAAGAACAAAGATGAACTACGAAGAACAACTGGAAACGCAAAGAAATAAGGCAGCGTTCATGCTTTTCAATATTGATTATGAACAATTATCAGCCTCATCAAAAGGGATGTGTAACAGGATTGCCCGTCATGTACTGGCTGAAAGTGCTAAGTGGTATAAAAAGGGCTGTAATGACTTTAGTTGTGTAGAACAAGATGAAATAAGAAATAATACCATTGAATTAGGTCTCATAGAAGAAAAGAAGTGAAAGCGAAGACCCTAAAGCCCTGTAGTGATTGTGGAAAGCAATCCATTATCTGGAAGAGCTACGGAAAGGCAAAGTGCTGTCAGGCATGTAGTAAGAAAAGAGAACCGCCTAAGAAGATACCCAAAGAATCAGCAAGGCGTAAGAAAGAGCGTCCGATCTACACCAAGAACAAGAACCAAGCCCTTGAGGAACGGCCGTACTGTGAATTGAGAATACCAGGGGTTTGTACCGGGTGGGCTCAGGGAATGCAACACAAGAAAGGAAGGGCAGGCAGTCTTTATCTCGATCTGAAGCATCAGGCCACATCTTGCAACAAATGTAACCTATGGTGCGTAGAACACCCGATAGAGGCGGTAGAGCTTGGAGCCGCGGAGTTCCGCAATAGGATTTAAAAAAAACATATCCACATTCTCATGACTATTTGACCTGAAACGTAATACTGGCAAGGCTTTTGCCGCATATTATAAAATCACAATCATGACAGTAGATTTAGAAGTTTGGAAGCCTATTCCCTCTACAAATGGTGAGTATGAAGCTTCGAACTTAGGGAGGGTAAGAAGTACCTATAAGTTATTTGTTAAGAGTAATGGAACTGCTTTTATAAGAAAGGAGAAGATTTTAAAGTGCTGGGAGGTACATCATGAATATTTACGTGTGGCATTCTATGTAAATGGCAAGCGTTGGACAACGGGCGTTCATAGGGCGGTAGCTGAGGCGTTTCACGAAAACCCTGACAATCTCCCCGAGGTCAACCACATAAATGCTATAAGTAATGATAATAGAGCTATAAATCTTGAGTGGTGCAGCCGTAGAGAGAATGTACTCCACTCTTGGCGAATGGGATTATGCCCAGTAAAGAGAGGGGAATTAAATGGCATGGCAAAATTAACTGAGGAAAAGGTCAGGGCAATTAGAAGAGAGTATGTGCCATTTAAAGTTACGGCGAAAAATTTGTCAGAAAAGTATAATGTGCCCTTAGGCTCGGTAAAAAATATACTCAAGCGCAAATATTGGAAGCATGTCGCATAGACTAAACGTATGGGAGGAATAGAGCTTAAGTTGTCAACATATTGACAAGAATTTGACAAGTTGTCAAAATAACCTAATTTTGATATAATATGAAGCTAACGGATAAGCAGAGGCGGTTTTGTGATGAATACTTGGTAGATATGAACGCCACTCAGGCTGCAATACGTGCTGGGTATCCGGCCAAAACCGCTAACAAGGTCGGCTCTCAACTACTAGGTAATACTAGACTTTCTGAATATATACAAAGTAAACAAAATGCGACAGCAAAAAAGCTGGATATAAGCAGGGAGCGTGTATTGTCAGAGCTGGCAAACATAGGGTTTGCTAAGATTACAGACTTTTTAGAAATAGTTGAAGAAGAGGTAGTTAGCAATCCGTTGAGCGAAGGCCAACCGGTACCGGATGGATACAAAGAAATTGTGCATAAATACAAACGCGTAGACATATTTGAAACTTTAAAAGTGACTCCGGAAGCAGTGCCAGCGATTGCAAGTGTCAAACAGGGTAAAGATGGCATCGAAATAAAGGTTCACGATAAGGTAAAAGCGTTAGAGGCAATTTGCAAGATGCAGGGATATAACGCGCCTGATAAAATCGATTTGAGTGGGACAATAACAGTAAAGCGTCCTGTAAGAAAAAATGCTGGTTGATTTACAGACACATTCGGACACTATTTTTCTGCCCTTGTATTATGATTTAGCAGAGGCAACAACAAGGTATGTTCTTAATTATGGAGGTTCGGGTAGTGGTAAGTCATATTCGCAACATCAGTTAGAGTTAACGAACCTGCTTGATGATCCTGAATATGATACGCTGATAATAAGGAAACATGCGAGTGACATTTACGATAGTTCTTACAAATTACTGAGAAACATTGCACAGGAATGGGGTGTATATGGTCTGTTGGGGTGGGCTTTCTCTAACCAGAAGCGGCAGATAACACACCCAAATGGCAGGGCGATTACTTTCAGGGGATTAGATGACCCGGAGAAAATTAAGTCCATAGCAGGGATAAAGCGGATAGTTGTAGAGGAGGCCAGCCAGCTAGAGCAAGAGGACTTTGAAGAGCTGATGAGGCGCGCAAGGGGTATAGAAGGGATTCAGATTATCCTACTATTCAACCCGATAGACGAAAACCACTGGATTAAGAAAACGTTCTTTGATAGTGATCTCTTTGAAGATGGCGTAGACTTTGTTTGGTTTAAAACAACCTACTTAGATAACCCTTACACGACAGACGAGGATCTAAAGCAGTTCGAGATAATGAAGCGTATGAACTACGCCAAATATCGCGTTTACGCTTTGGCAGAGTGGGGTAGGCTTGAAAATAAGAATCCGTGGCTTAGAACGTTCGACCTTAATAAGCATGTCGCAGAGAAGCCGTTACAGATAGTGAAGCATTTGCCTATTAATCTATCATTTGACTTTAATATCGACCCTATGACGTGTATAGTAGAGCAACACACAAAGTATTATGGCCCGGGTAGTTTCATGCATGTGTTGAAAGAGTTTGAGATAGCAAATTGTACAGTAAAAGAGATGTGTGCAGCAGTTAAAGCCGAGTTCCCTTTCAGTGTTATTACAGTTACTGGGGACGCAACAGGCAGGAATAGGAACGCGGGATACACAACAGGTAAGGATAATATCTGGATGCAAATACAGAAAGAGTTGAAGTTATCGGCTTCGCAGGTATTAACCCCTGGCTCTAACCCATCGCATACCAACAACAGGTATTTATGTAATTATCTGTTTCAGGAACATGACAATGTACTTATCGACCCATCCTGTAAGAAGCTGATAGATGAATGTGTAAGTGCCAGACCGATAGAGACAGAAAATCAGGATAAAGAGGACACATTGTTTAAAGGCGCGGGATCAGGTAAGTATGGTTACAACCTTTTCGACTGTTTGAGATATTGTATTAATACACACCATCAAGGTATTTTAAAGAAATAAACTATGTTTTCAGAAGAGGTTGAACAAAAGATTAAGGACAAAAAACTTTCATGTTTGGTGGCACAGCCAATTGAAACAGGGTATAAACCATTTGATGAATGGCATATGAAAGAGCTGCAAAAGTGGTATGAAATACTAAATAAGCAAATTGAGGCTGTTGGAGGTAAGGTTATTGAGTCAGGCCACATTACAAGACAAAAGGAAGGTTCGCCGCTTTGGATTACCAACATTAAAATAGCATACGAAAAGCCATGACACCAGAACAACGCGCAGCGGTATTCACCACATTAGGTACAGCATTCCCGACCAGAACGCCTATCCCTGTTATGCAGGAGATGAAAACAACCCGAACCAACCTTAGCAGGGACATAGCGACCATATCAGGTGCTAACGTATCAAGCTGGTCTATAGTAGGCGAAACGATCATTATTAAATATTGGAACTAAGATGAATCTACAACAGGAACTAACCCAAAAGATGAATCAGGAGATATACGACAAGCTATCTTCTGTGCCATACCCTCACGAAACGATACCGCAAGGCTTTGGCGACTGGCTTACGGCAGCGTTGTATTCCCACAGCGAACATACCCTTAATTGTTCCTTTAAGGACTATAAAAAGCTGGTAGAAGAGAACCCTAAGCGGTTCAGTTTGCAGCTAATGGGGTATGCTATCAATGCCATCACCTTCACAAAGCCGCTGGATATTACAGATAGCTGCGAAAATTACCTTGCTATTCGCGAGCGTGTTAATGGCATGGTAGCTAACTGGGATAGGATTGCGCAGCCATTGAGGGCAGATATTATTAAGACCTACCAGACCAAAGCCGCATTACAGATATTGCCAACCGATAAAATTATGAGAGCATAACAATTCACCTTCAAATAATAAAACTATGGTAAAGACAGTGCAAGAAGCGACAAGTGAGATGCAAGACAGTATTTCGCAAATAGTTAAGGCATATGAAAAAACCTATGGGTTAACTGTAAATGAGATTGTTTTCAGCTCAGTAACGATAAACGACTCAAAAAAGGATACTATATATCTCAATATCGGGTCTTACAAAACCTATGAACAATAATGGCTACAGCAACCAAAAAGAAAGCACAGATACCCGAGCCTAAAGACGACAGGCTCCAATACATCTATACTGACAGCAAGGGGAACAACTATTTCGAGTTCATACATGATGCGTCAATGCCGTATAAAAGGTATGTGGATGCACAGGTAATGGAAAAGCAAATGAGACTCGGGCTAACCGCTAATTACTTAACTGAACTGGTAGGCGGAATGAAGAAGATATCTATAGACGGGACGCGAACGGCCGAGGAGTTAAGGATTGATATACTAACTATTGCTGCTAACATTGAAGGGCGATTAGGGTATATTACAAGCCCTAAGACCTATGAGCAATTCGCCTCTATCTTCTACTTACTTGAAGATGAGCCAATAGAGCCGTCCGATAGGTGGTATCTTAAGAAGATTGACCTGTGGTCTCAGGATGAAGAAGCCAGAAGTTTTTTTTTGCTCGGAGCATTCAGAAAAATAAGCGGCTTAATGAACGAATCCTTAGAGAGTATGATGCTCTCTTTCAAGGCGGCGGAAATAAGAGAGCAGAACTTACCGACCCTTCCAAAGAAGTAAAGCTTTACTTACAGGAAATGTCAGAACTTCATGCTGGTATAGCGGAAGGCAAGCCAACAGAAATAAAGGCCATTGAGTCATTTAGTGTTGATGAATATTACTCTTTCTTAGTAGCAAATAACGCCCGTTGCGAGAAAATCAGGAAAGAGATGGAGAAAGCAAGAAATAAAAGTTAGTATCTTTACAAAGTGCAATCGCACACCTTTACGCCTTTCTCATCCCAGCGTATCTAATGGGTAATAAAACACAAAAGTTTTTATTATGCCCGGTGCGTTAGATGTATTAGCTACTTTATCTTGGGAAACAGATACCTCCTCACTCGATCAGGCGGCACAATCCACATCTAAAGCTTCCAATGTAACAAAGGAGCTTACCAATGCTATTGAGCAACAGGGTAAGGCGCAGCAAGGTACTCAGCAGAAGGTGCAAATGTCTGTGCAAGAGTACCGCAAGCTACAGGAGAGCCTTAAAATAGTCAAGAAAGACAGCGCAGACTATGTAGATGTACTCAAAAAGGCGGGCATAGAGGTTGAGGCTGTTACAAAGAAGCATACAAGTTTAAGGGCTCAGTTAAGAACAGTCCGCGAAGAGCTTGCGGCTATGGAGATAGCAGGGCAATCCAATACAAAAAAGTTCCAAGAGCTATCAGTAGCCGCAGGACAATTACAAGATCAAATCGGGGATACTTCGAGCCGCATTCGTGTACTTGCATCTGATACTAAGTACTTAGACGCATTTACTCAGGGGGTTACAGCTATAGCAGGAGGTTTCGCCGTGGCTCAAGGCGCATCAGCACTATTCGGAGATGAGAATAAAGAGCTACAACAGACTATTGCAAAGGTAACAGGCGCACTTGCCCTGCTTAATGGTGTTCAGTCTATAGCCAACGCACTAAATAAGGATTCGGCGTTTAATATATTGTTTCTGAGTAAAGCGCGAGCAGCAGATACCGCAGCGATAGCGACGGAGACAGTCGCCACAGAGGGGGCTACGGTTGCCACTACTCAACTTAATGCGGCATTGCTGGCAAACCCTATCATAGCAATAACAGCGGTTGTATTAGCCCTTGCAACGGCATTAGCAATATACGCAAGCTCATCAGATGCAGCAGAACAAGAGGCATTACAGCTTAATGATGCTTTAGAAGCCCAAAACAAAATACTTTCTCTTGACCTTGCAGGTCTTGAAAGGCGCACAAAGCTATTGAAATCTCAAGCAGAAGCCGCTGGTAAAAACTCTATACAGGTAGCAGAAATTGAAATAAATTCTTTAAAAAGAAGTATAGAAATAAGAAAACAAGACGAGCTACAAAAGGCAGAAGCTTTAAACAAAGCTGGGGCAAATAACAAGATATCAACAGAGGAATATAAAAAATTCCAAGATGAATATAATAAAGCAACCGAGGCTAGAATAGATTCTGAAATTGAGCTTGAGGTTTCTAAGAATAATTTAATCAAGGATTTAACGGAAAAAAGGAAGGCGATTTTAGCTCAGGAATCAAAGTTACGGCAGGATCTGCAACAAGCCGATATCGATACACTAATTGACGGGAGAGAAAAGGAAATATACCAACTACAATTAAATACTCAGGACAAGATTAAGGCGCTAAAGGCTGAAAAGGCGCTATCGGTTCAGGCTATAAATGAAAGAAACCTATTAATCTTAAAGTTAGAAGAGGAGCTACAACAAAATATTGATAAAACGATAAGAAAATATGCCGATGCTAATACGCTTAATCGAATAGGGATATCTAACACTACAAATTCACAAACTCGAAATTTAATTTTCGAACAGAAAGATAGGGTTGAAAGAGCAAAAAATCTAGTTAAAGAAGGGAAAGAAGGGAGTGAAATATTATTGCAAATAGAAATTGAGCGACTTAAAAAATTAAGTAAGGTAAGACAAGAATACACTTATAGGTTTAATGACCCTGCAAGTTTTCAGGGGAATGAAATACAGGCTATAACAGATGATCTTACTGAAGAGGAAAAACTACTTAGGTCTATAGCGAATATACAAATACAAATTACTAATGAGACTGAAAAACAACGGATAGCAGGGAATAAGGTAGGGCCTGATATAGACGCAGGAGAACAACGCGCAGCGGCAATTAAAAGGCGTGCCGAAGCTGACTTACGCGATCAGGAGAACAGAAAGAAAGCATCAAAAGAGAATACCCAAATACTCATTGAGGAAACAAATACCTCAATACAGCTAATCGGACAGGCTGCAAATGCCTTTATAGACGCTGAAATAAGAAAGACAGAGGTATTAATAGCTGAGCAGGAGAAACGCGTAGACGCAGCAAGGGCAGCAGCAGAAAAGGGTAATACAGCCCTATTCCTTGAAGAAAAGAGAAGGCTTGATGCGCTAACAGCTGAAAAAGAGAAGTATGTAGAGAAGCAACGTAACCTTAATGGGTTATTGGCGGCCTCTCAGGCGGCGGTTAACGTTATCCAAACAGTAACGGCGGTATTGACAGCCGCACCAGGTGACCCATATTCATTACCTGCCCGTATAGCAGCCGCAGTAGTCGCGGTTGTAGGTGGCATAGCCACAACGGTAGCGGCGGTAAAGGGACAGCAAGAGTTCTTTAAGGGCGGTCACACTGGAGAGGGTGACGACAAAGAAGAAGCGGGCGTAGTGCATAAGAATGAGTATGTAATGCCTGCAAGCGTTGTGAGGAAGTTAGGTAAAAAGACAATGGAGGATATTCATTATGGCAGAATTCCATTAGATACCCTAACAGGTAATATGAGTGTTAATTATGCAGGTCTTTTAGAAATGAATGACAAATATTCTCCGAGAGCAGTAGACAGCAAAACTGTACAATCCTTATTGATTGAAAATAAAGAGCTTCGGAATGAAATAAAGGGAATGAGGCAAGACCTTCAGAATATCGGAGGAACAAGCGTAAATATAGACGAAACAGGCGTAGCTGCAATAGCTGATGACCATAAAAGAAATAAAATAGAGATAAAACGTCTTAGGAAATGAGTGAATACGCATTAAAATACGAGTTTGCTTATCTAGCTAATACGACCTCTGTAGGTTTTACTTCATCTTACCCGGGACTTGATGAAACGGGCACAACCGGGGATGGAGCAAAGTGGTATTTAATGACTGACTTTATAGAAAAGCCCGATGATACTACCTTTAATTTCGGCAAAGATGAAGACCAGACAGAACAATTAGATTCTACAGGTATAGATAAGGGGATAGCTGTTAATATAAGCCTATTCGGGCAGGGCAGAGCTTACGTAAAAGACTGGCTTATAGACCATCCAGACGCTTTTGTAAACAGCATACAAGTAAGAATAACCGATGTTCTGAGAGATAAGAATATGGGGATATGGGAGATAAAGCAAGATAGCCTTGATTATCTTATAGGTGGTGAGTGTGTGATGGATGTAGTATTCAAAGAGTACAACCCAACAAGTAATTGCCTACAGAATACACTTATTACAGATAATCATAGAAAATGGTTCCCTTCAGATGGTAAATTGTTCCCCAATGTAGATCCTATTACAGGATTTATTCTGCCAGTTTATTTTCACCCATTATTCAAATACTGCGATGATATAAAGCCTCAGTTCTTACAAAACTTCCTTTTTGCCTTTGCAAATGGTATCAGGCTTGCTATTATTACCATGTTCGGCATAATAGCAGTAGTAGCAGACTTTATAGTAGACCTTTGGAATAATGTATTTGGCTCAGGCGGTACAGATCCATCTACCGGAGGCTCAGACATACTCGACGATATATTTGGGGACATATTCAAGGCTTTAATTGGCTGCGGTAGGTCACACCCGGGGCCATTTGTTAGGAACTATTTTATTAATGCCTGTAGCAAGTGTGGAGTAGAGTTTGAAAGTAATATATTCAATGACCCGAGTAGCCCTCACTCAAGATATTATAACACTTGTGTAATTTCCCCTCTGTCATTCAAAGGCTTAAAAGAATCTAAAGTTGCAGGAGGGTATGACTGGATAGATCATAATGGCTACAACGCAACACCTATAGGATTTGCCTACGACCTGAAAAGGATATTTAATGCCAAATTTAAGCTTGAAGACAATAAGTTTTCATTCCATTCTAAAGATACATTCCCACCTACTATTATATTCGACTTTACAGGCGCGGACGCAGCCCTTATAGTTGGCAATATACGCATTGGTAGGGATGCCCCAGCAAGAGACGCTTTAGTAGAATTTCAATGGGGCACAGACCCTATAGATATGGCTGGCAATGAGGCGCGGCATAGGTATAATGCGATAAAAGACTGGACAGACGGGCTGGCAGATCCTGATAAGTGGAACTTCAACGGGACAGAAACAATTCTCATAGATAAGTTTGCCCCGGCTCGATTTACTACAGATGGAATAGATAGGAAGCTAGGGTTTAAGAAGCTGGATGACACCGACTTCTGGCCTGATAACCTGTTATTGCTTGAAAAGGATGTGTTAACCCTCAGTAAGCTATTAATATGGGACGGCGTAAGTGATTATCAGGAAGCGGGGACTATAAAGCTTGATGTTAACGATATGCCTATAGTGATGGCAATATGGACTGAGAATGACTACGCAGCGGAAACACTTGGTGGCTATCCAGATGATACATATTTCGCGTATAATTACCCCTTATATTTTGATCCGATTAATAGTTCACTGGGCATTAAAAACCTGTATGACCTACATAAGATAGATGACCCTACACTTGCGGGCAAAAAAGTATTCACATGGACAGCAACGCTGGAATTATGCAAGGGCAATCTTGATAGGCTGATTTACGATGCAGGGCTAGGGGATGGCATAGTAGCTAAAATAGATTACCTGGTCAAATTAACAGATAGCATGACGGGTAAAATTGACCGGGTATCAATTAACTATTCAAAGTTTGAGATAGTAATCTCAGGGACAACCAAATATGTTATATAGCTATTGTAAATCGCAGGTTACATTTTCGCCTGACAGGTTCATCCCTGCCTCTATATCTGTTTTACAGCGACTCTTTGCATCAGAAAGGTTTTTCTTTGCGATGTTTTTGTATTGCCATTCCGGGCTTTTGAAACCGGTATCTTGATCAGTACATATACATATATAGTCTTTCTTGCAAGAAGCCAAAGAAAGGAATGAGATAACAATTAAGTATTTCACAGTGTTTTATTTTAAAGTACTTCAGTTTGTATTTTAACCACCTTATCATCTTTGTCAAATAGCAACGCCATGTGATAGCCTCCAGCAGACCATATAACAGTCTTGCTACCATCGTCGTGGTGTGTTATGCCTTTAGGTGCGCCGACAGCTTTTGTTATTTCTTCTCGGGACATCCCTTTCATATCCCCTAGTTTGACAAATGCACTATTTAAAGCGGCTTTTGGTGCGGCTCTGAATATTAGGTGAATAAGTAAGTAGACTATTCCCATACCCAATACGCCAGTAATAAAAGGACTCATAAAGCGATAGTTTTTACAAACATAATAATTCTACTCAATATCACTAATTATGCCAGAAACTTATTAATTTTACTAAAGCATACAACAATCCTTTCCAGTATGCCATCTACGCCAACGCTCCTGCGTATCTAAAGGGCTTTAATCCAAGATATTATGCCAGTTGACGTAGCCAAAGTAAAAGACGAGTTATTAGCCCAGTCAGCCCTCAATGAGGATGCTATAACGGCTTATTTAACAGCATATCCCACTTTTGACATAGGAGATACCTATCTGGACGGCAATGGGCTTACCTGGAAGATAAAGTTCCTGTACGCTGTAAAGAACAGCGTTATTATACTAGCCTGCTATATTGACGACCTTGGCGCCGAGACAAGTACATTCCAACAATTCTATCCGGCACGTGCTCAGTTGGCATATGTGAGTTATAATTTCCTGTACCCGCTGGCAACATTATCTGCGCCATATACTATAGTCTTCGGGACAGATGTACAGTATGGCGAACTGCTTGAGCTAACTATAGACGGAGGTTTACCACTTATTGTAGGTACTGATTACGATTGGAACCCCGTAACATCTACATTAACCATGTACGTCAATACAACAGTAGGGCAGATACTATCATTTACCTATAAAAAGCGTCCTTATTACTATGGTTATAGTATGGGGCTGTAATTTTTGAGTTATTTATTTCCGTATATTTGTGCTAACAATTCTTACGCTATGTCCTGCGTATCTAAAAGACAGATTTTTAGTCTTTCTAGCAATGGGCAATATCAGCAACTTATGGTACTTAAATAGTCAGGGCGGTTCTTGGTGTGAAACTAAGTGCGAGCTTGATGCCGCATTTAAAATGCCGTATGTAAACCGCGAAACAAGGTATCTATTCGCTTATGTCCCAATAAATGGTGAGATTAAAGAGATATGGATAACTAAAGAGGACGGCACACGTGTACATGATATCATAGCAGAGGGAGGGCAATGGAAGGTTATTGTTTATGAGGATGGCTCTAGCTATGTAGCATTTAAAATGCCTGCTTTGGGAGACCTCGCATGTCCACAGATACCTTCAGGCGAAACGGTATGTGTAATAAGCCTTAACGAATACTTCAGAGATCAGAGCCTAACGGTACAGGGCTGGTGGGCAGACTTCAAAAACGGAGTCAATAACATGGAGTTCGTTATTACTTACAATGGAGGGGCTACATATGCTTTACCAGAGATACCGCCTGAATGGACAGTTTACGGTGACCCTGCTTTATGGAGTTACATTATACCTTGTCCTGCTCCTGGCGATGAGAACATAAACTTTACTTTTGAGGCATTTTCAAATGGGGCTTCACTTGGCGGCGGTAGTCTTATTAATGTATCATACGTTACAGACGAACCGGTAATGGAAACGCTTAATTGTTTTCATGTAGAGATACCATTATTCTTAGGAGACACAGAAATAGACGTTTTAAAGTCTGAGCCTTTTGAATGTGGTGGCTGTGACCCTTCAGTAGTGATAAGCTCAGATTATTGCCGGAATCAAACCGACATATTCGGACAGCAGCTATTCTTTTACGAGAATCAGGGTGAAAGCCAGTACGGAAATCTCGGAGCAGCTACCAATAACTTCAGAATCCCCGCCGTATTAACTCAGAAACCTAGCAAAAAAGAGGTTTCGCGCAATCTGCGGTGCAATACCTTCTCAAAGTCTATAGTCCAGCAATACAAGCTACAGGGGGCAAATACAGACTTCCCTCAGTATATGGTCAATATCATAGAAAGTATATTGGGTGGTAAGAACTTCTTTATAGACGGGGAAGAGTATATAGATGTATCAGAAGAGGACTTTCAGGAAAGAAATGTCCCTGGCCGTTCAATGCGTAGATTAGAAATGTCATTTGAGAAGTGCCGTAAACGAATTGTTTTCGACTGCTCATGTGAACCTGAGCCTGTGAATTGTGAAGATAACCCTGTGACAGGATTTGTCCTTATTGTAGCAGCTCCGGATGCTGATGGTGTCTCGGCTGTAAATAGGGTATATGAATATGCTGAAATCATTGGTTTGTCAGGTGGCGTACCACCATATGTTATTGATAATTGGTCAAGCCCACAAGGGACGCCAAATAGTGATGTGATACCATTTGATGACAGCAGGGAATACAATATATTCAAGCGTACAGACTACGGAGAGGGTAGTATGACTGTAACTGTAACGGTTAAAGACAGTCGGGGTTGCCAGTATGATTTGGGCAATTCGGTATTAGTAGACGATTTGACTTGTGTAGAGGATATTGGCAATTTCGGCATTTCAGTTACAGGCGGCGGCAATGTATCTATAGATAGCGTAGCCCCTGCGGGATTGGTTTATGAATACTCTTTTGATAACAGTTCGTGGATGTCAACGGGTGGCACTATTAGCCCTGCTTCATTCGCATTGGTTCTTACGCCTAGTACGGAATACACTATTTACATAAGAACGGTATGTGATGGCGGGTATGGACATATAGGCGGATTGACATTTACAACGCTTCCATAATGATTAAAACACTATCTTTGTAAAGAGAGATTCTTAATAAAATAAGGCTGTTAGAGTTGAGAGACTAATAGCCAGTTCATTTCCAAAGATTACGCCGTGTAAGCGTATCAAATTACACACATTCCATTTTACGCTTCTCAGGTGCGTATCTAAACGCTGAATAACAATATTTATAACTTATTCAACTAAACTAAAATGGTTTGTTCAACAACGTGCGTAGATGCGATTGAAATACCACAGTTAGGGAATATATGTGCTGTTACGCCACGTAATGAGCGCAAAAGCAAGCTGATTCTATTTCGTTGTAACTTATCTATACCTAGCGGTATTGCCTCGGCTAAAGCAACGGCACTAGATGCAATGATAACAGCTAAAACGCTTGGCGCGACACCAAAACTGAAGGATTTCGTCTGGGGCGACCCGCAAACTACCGATTTCGCTTATCATGACTGTGCCCCAGCTGTTCCAATAGTAACGGGAAGGCAATTAACGGGCTCAGATTTCAATGCGATAGACGTAGATAGCGCGGGCTCTGCTTCGCTATATTTTGATCGTGATTTCTGGGAGGCAATAACAGCAGGGCAGTATTTCAACTTCGGTTGGACTACTTGCGATGGCTTACTTTATCTTGGCGCGCAAGACAGGAATTATACAAAGTTCATGACAGCTGTATTATCAGCTTTCCAAACTGAAGATAACTCACTTGCGAATCAAAGCTTGGAAGTAAAGAAGTTCGTGCTGAATTTCTTAGGAGACCCATTAGGTCACTTCCCTAAGCCATATCTGGATTTATCTACTCAGGTAGGTTCATTCCCTTCACTGTTATCATTATACCAATAGAAGTTCATGGAATTTCAAGAGCTGTTTGATAAGCTTAATGACGGTAAACTAACTCCTCCCGCTGATAAAAAGAAGTGGGAGGAGGCTAGTGACCGTATCTCAGTACATGCTAAAGGCATACGTCCGCAATTCCAGAATCCCCGTAAAGGCAGGGCAGGAGTTAACGGTATGTATCAAGGCGGCCTTGTAACTCCCGCGAACTATGAAGAAAGGTATCAGTACCTTTTCGATAATTACATCCTGAATCGCCACCCGAATGAACAGGAAGAACATTACCAATTTAGGCTATCCGTGTTTCCTGCGCTTGCTAAGGAAATATACCTACAAGGTAAAACTCAGGTAGGCGGTTCAATATTTCAACAGTCTCAGTATACAATTGCTGCTAATGATGAATTAGGACAAGAGTATCTTGATAGTATAGACTTTACTAAACGCGTACAGGAACAATTCTTTGAGCATATCCTCACAGATCCGTTTGGCAAGTTCGCTATCGTAGAAAAGCACCTCGGAGAATTTAGTAGTGATGAAAAAGCCTTACCGGATATTGAATTGGTTGAAAGCCGTCATATCCTGCACTATGAGGCAAAAGAATCTATCTTATTCTGTGCTTCGGAGAAAATAGACGGGCGCAAAGTCCTGTATTATCTCGATAGGCAGTATTGCATTAAGCTGATACAGACAGAGCAACGTAAGAAACAATACGTTGTATTCGCGGCTTATGAGCATGGCTTAGGCGAATTGCCTGTAGTTGATAATAATAAGTATCTTTTTGAGTCCTTTGTAACATGGGCAGACCTTATAGGCCGTAACTTCTCAGACGATGAGATAGTGGCGAAGAATAACAATCACCCGCATATTCAGATGGTTGAATCTGTTTGTAGCGAGTGTATTGGCTCAAAGGTGGTCAATTACCCTTGTGATACATGCGATGGCGGTATGCAAGAGGAGAATTGCCGTACCTGTAAAGGGCGCGGCACTATCAGCGTTAATCCGGGGGAAATACATGTAATCAAAGAAAGTGAGTTTCGCCCTGGGGAATTAACAGGTGGCTCGGGCATGGTAGACCGTATTAAGTTTATCAATCCTGATGTTTCTATATCTCAAAATAGCTTTGAGCGTTGCCAAAAGATATATGAAGGTGGGCTAAGGTCATTGCACCTCAAGAGGGTAGACGAAGCACAAAGCGGCGTAGCTAAGGCACTGGACTATCAGATGCACGGTCTATTAGTAAGTGGCACTTCAACACATGTATTCAGTATTGTTGACCTGATATTAAGGTATGTGTTTGGCTACCTGAATATGGGCATCAGCAAAGAAAAGCCTTATACAGTAGAGCAACCTACTCAATTCCAAATAAAGACAGAAGCCGACATCATAGTAGAGATGAAAGATTTGGCAAGTGCCGACCTTTCTACTATCCGTGATAAGACAGACGAATACAACCAAGTCGTATATAGCGGCAATGCTGTGAAGATGAAGAAATGGGAGGTAGTGAAGGTTTGGGACACGCTTTATTGCATGTCGCCAGACCAGATATCTACTTATAAACTGATGGGTGGAGTTACCCCAATGGATGTAATAAGACACGTAAAGGCTGATTTCTTAATGAGCCAGATAATACTTTCCAAAGGTGAGCAGCATTTCATTAATACCGATGTAAAGAATATTGTCGCGGAGCTTGATATAATGGTGAAAGAGTTTGAGCCAACAAGTGAATTAACACCGCCTGCAATACCTGTATAATGAATGAACCTACAGAAGAAGCATATAGCCCCGCCGAAAAGCCTAATACGCTATTAGAGCGATTCTGTATTGAGTGTCCACATATTGATTACGAAGCAATAACAGGGGAATAATGTCCATCCTAGATGATAGCGATAAGTTACGGCAGTCTATAATAGATAGATTGACCGAAAATATGCCCGATATCGAACAAAAGATATACAAGCGGATACTTGAGCTATTGGATAAATTCGATAGCAGTAACGGCTCTTTTGATAAGACCAAGCCATCAGCTAATAAATTACTCGCAATCCAAAACGAGATACAGGAGATAATCACAAAATCGGGCTATTTCAAATCAGCTACTTTATTTATCCAGGATCTAAATAAGATTACAAAGAATACAATAGCCCTACAATCAGGTCTGAATAAGTTAACCATAGCCGAAGGGAGCCTGTCGGGCATAGAAAGCCTATGGAGGCAAAAGACTATCCAGAACTTCAATGAAACTGGATTGAGCTACAATTTCATACAGCCCGTAACGAATGCTATTACCGAGGCTATAGCGTATGGCAGTTCTATCCAAACAACCAGAGACAATCTAAAAGCATTCATTACAGGGGCAGAAGAGGGCAGCACAGGCAAATTGGGCAGCTACCTAACAACTACTGCCCGTGACGTGGTAGGTAAGCTACAGGGGCAGCAACAGCAGGCTATATATGACAAGTACGAAATGCCATGGATAAGGGTAGTAGGGAACATTATTAAAACCAGTAGCGGACAGTGCTATCATTGGAAGAAAATGAAGTACATAGCCACCAAAGACCTACAAAACGAAATAGACCTAGCAAAAAAGAACCAAGCTGCGAAGCTGGAGCTACCATCAGGGTACAAATGGAGCGGGTTCGATAAGAATACTACAGCAAGTAATTTCCTGGTGAATCGTGGGCATTTAGGATGTATCGACAACTTTATCCCTGTACGCTTCAAAACATAATTCTGGCAACTTGTCAAATATTGTCAAAAAGTTGTCAAAGTGATATAAAATATTTAATTTTACTAAAACATATAGAATATGGCACGTCCAAAGAATCCGCCGAAAGAAACAGTAGTAAAGCCTGAAGAAACAGTGGTGAATGATGCCATTGCAACTACTGAAGATCAAGTGAATAAAGTGGAGACGACTATAGTTCCTGACGAGCCTTTAGTGTCTACTAAGTCTGGTCGCATAAATGCTGTAAATATTGGTGATGCTGAATATGTAACCGTCCACAATAAAGAGAACGGGGCAACTAACCGGTTAAGAACAAAGAACGCCTTACAGCTAATCCGCAACAACTCTAACCAATACGAAATATTACAAGATGGCAAAGGAAAATAAAATAGGACTTAACGCCCCGGCTACTGAGAATGTTATTGAAACAGAAGCTACAGCACAATCAGTCGAAACAGCAAAGCCTAAAGCAGAAGCAAAACAAGAAATTGAACTCAAGCATGGGCAATGTATTGTCGCCCCTGTAGGCAGGGAGGATGATGAAATTCTTACTACTATAGACGACTGGAATAGCCTTTATAATGCTGGTAAAAATAAAGGCAGGTTCGTGCTAAAGGCAGAAAAAAAAAGCTAATTATTAGCAGTAAAGACAACGCATACGGTATTGCATCAGCTAAGGTAGGCGGGTGCAGAAGTTGCGGTAAATAAGTTTAAACAAACCAAAAAATAAAAAACACAACCAACAATGAAAAAACTATTCTTACTGACAGTTGCTGTACTCACAATGGTTACAGCTCAGGCGCAGAACGCATTTAGCTTCTCTGGTGCAACGCATGATACTTTGACAAACAGCAATACTGTTTATATGTACTTCAGCAACTCAACAGGCGAAGTAAAAGGCAGGGTTGAGGACTTAGGGGTGCAGTTTTTAGCAACAAAAATTACTGGCACTACAGTAGGTGGCTACGCCATCTTACAGGCTGGGTTCAAAGATGACACAGGGAACCTCAATTGGAGTAACTACTATGGTACCAGTGCCGACAGTTTTACTATAGCTAACTCAGCTTCATTACAAGAAAAGCATTGGCTTATTGGTGATATCTGCGCAAGTAATGTGCGATTGAAAGTAATAGGCAATCAAACACAAACGGTCAAGCTTGACGGCGGATCCAGCGTAAGAGGTAAATAAAACAAAAACACACCCATATGGAAAAGCAACTAGAACAACTTAATAAATTATTTGAATACCTGGGTTTTGGAACTGAAGACGCTACGGCGCTATCTACAGGCTTCCTTATGCCGGGTGATGGGGCGGAGCCTACCTTGCCGATAGATAACATCTTAAAGCAAGCTCAGTCTTATGCTATCCCTCATGTTCGTACAACTCTTAAAAAGGAGTTTGCACCTGAGTTTAAAGGCCAGTATACTAATGAGTTCATAAACAAACTCATTGCTGAATCTGACGGCACGCTTAAACGTGGTGATTTCGATCACAAAGGCGATGGAGATGATAATTTCGGCAGGGCTATAAAAGCATTGCTTGAAGTTAAGACCCCTAAAGCTGGAAAACAGACTGACGATAGTGAGCTATCGACAAAATACAAAGAGGCTCTTTTAGCTATTGAGAACTGGGAGAAGAAATACACTGAAGACACTACCAATATCAAATCAGAGTATGAGCAGAAAGAGACAACACGCCAATTTCAGGATTATCTCATGTCACAACTGGGAGAGCTGAAAGGTGCGGATGGAAAGTCTAAGGCTGAATTACGCGTAGACGCTCAACACGTAGCCAAAACCGCATACCGCGATATATCTGACGTAGCTATACCAAAATTTGTAGACGGCAAGTGGGAGCTTTATGATAAGAACAACCCGGACACGCCTTATACAGATGGCACAAAGAAAGTGGGCGTAGTTGATAAGCTACAGAACACCATAAAAGTGAATGACTGGATAAAGCAAAGCAATGGCGGATCGGGCAGTGCAGCTCAATTCTTAGGAAAGCAGCAAGGGCAACAAAGTCAAAGCAGAAACAATCCACAACAAGGAAACGTATCGCCGTTAAGGCAACAAATAGAAGCAGCAAAAGGCGAAGCAGCTTAGTGTATTTATAGGTAGGAATAGGGAGAAAGGCGGAGCGTTAGTTTCGCCTTTTCTTTTGCCAAAATTATTTTTTGGTAGTAATAAAAATACATATCTTTACAGTGCAACTCCATGTTGTAATCTCTCTCAAATTCAACTCTAGGCATTACCTGAGCCTATCTAAGACGGTAAACAGTTTCTACGCTAAGGAGTGCGTATCGAATCCTCCGATAACATTATTCTTAACTTTTTAATTGTTTATAAAATGTCAGATAGCACATGCATAATTCCTATGCAACAAAAGCTGTATGATTTATTTGATAGCGGTGATATTCGCCGTCCTGTTGGAGCTTACGGAGCGTTAACATCACAGGCAAATAAGACAGCAAATCCCGTAGAAGTGGCATTGGTTGGCAAGGCAAAAAAAGGCCATAAAGCAAAATACCAGATAACGTATGTAGATGCTGAGTGCGACCCTATAATAGAGTGTGGCGAAAGCGGCTCAGGCATATGCGATACCGGTAGTTCAGAAGACGTAAAAACAGACGTTAAAACTATTGGTAACTGCATAACTCTGAAGAATATTCAGATCACTACAGACCAGTTCAGGGACTTATGCAATTATGGTCCGGACGCATGGTTGACTGCCCAATTAGTAGGTCGCCTTGATACAGGTATGCGTGCTATCAATGAAGCGATAGCCACTACACTGTGTGCTAATGCAGGATCTTACGCAGATAACACAACTACAGTTCGTGACTTACCATTGGTAAATCCTGGCACTAACACACCTGTATTTGGTGCGTTACGCAAGGTTACGCAGGAATACCGTAAGGTAGGTATGCAGCTCGATCCGATATTTATTGGTGCCGACACCCTTGATATGTATGGCTATGGCATGCAATACGGAGGTCAAACACAAGGTGGGTCTAATTTCCGTGAACCGCAATTCCCAATGTTCTATGACGACCAGCTAAGCGGAGTTTGTTCTATAGCAAATCGCGAAACAGTGCTCGCATTAACTCCGGGCATCGCGCAATTTGTGAACTACTTGTATAATGTTGGCGACTTCCAAACAAACCTGGGTGGTAATATAGACCTGCTAAGCTTGTATCAACAAAATGTAGCTTATACTAAAGGTGTGTTGGAAGACCCTGTTACAGGTTACCTGTGGGATATGAGTGTTGTGTACGATGCTTGTAACGATGTGTGGAAGATTAATCTAAAAACAAACTTTGACGTTTGGACACTTCGCCTCACACAGTGTAAAGCTGCGCTTTGGACGGGTATCACCAAATGGGGTGCATGTAGTTTGCCAGCTACTGAATGTGGCGCTATTGAATCATAGGTTCTAGTTGTTTTATCCATAGGGGCGTGGAATAAACGCCACGCCCTTTTTATAATATTTTATGCCAACAAGCTGCTTAGATAATATCATTTCAATACCCACTGGTTGCGGTGATGAAGTTGCATCACTAAGCGGCTTTGCTGTTACTGACTTGCCGGGTATAACTATTAAGCAAACCGCAGATATAGCCAGTGAAAAGTTTGTATCAGGTATCAATCTGATAAGAGATGCAAGACGCAGGGCTATACTTCAGATCAAAAATGACCTAATTACCTTTCTACAGGGCAGGGGGTATGTTCCCAATACGGTTCAATCAGTATGGTCAACGCTGGACAAGCGCGATGGCTCTATTAAGCTTGCTACTAGCCTCGGAGATTTCAGAGGTATAGTTATCAAAGCACAGCAAAAGAATTGTGGCATTAAAAAGCTCCATATCCCGTATGTGTATGTGAAAGCTGATTATACAGGCACATTAGTATTAAGAATAGAAGATGGTGAGCACAGCTATCCTTTTTCATTCGATAGTGTGACGGGTTCAATAAGCAAAGTAGCAGTCAATTTTACCGCAGAGACAAACGAAGTACACATTCTATTGCCTGATGTGATAGACGTGTATAGTGTACTCCCTAATTGCCAATGCGGAGGCTCTACAACGCCAAAGAGTAACTGTGCTAAGGTTGTAGGTTATTACAATGGCATTGAAACGAAAGGCGAAGGGTTCGGAATCTGGGCAGACGTTCAATGTAAATGCAATTATGAACTATTGCTATGCCAGTTGGCCACAGATGGCTTAATGGGCGAAATCCTTTTATACAAAACAGGAATTAATATAATGGATGAGCGAATCTCAACAGATAGGCTCAACTATTTCACAACATATGGTAAAGAGGACGCTGAGAAGACTTTGGCGCAATGGACAAATGATTATACTGAAAAGTGGAATACCCTTATAGTGTCGTTACCTGCGTTACTTCCTAATATGGACAAATGCGGGTGCATTGAGTGTGGTAGTAGCCGTAAGGCAAACATATAGAAGCTATGCGGATAGACGAATTTGATGCGGAGTTTAGGAGACTAGCAGCAGAGTTCAGTAGGGAGGCGATAAATAGTTGTGTCCCCGCCGCTTCGCCAAAGTTCTTAGAGGTCTTTTTAGATAGAATATTTATCGAGGGACTTGATAGCGAGGGTAATAAACTAGGAACTTATAGTACAACACCAGGATATTTCGATAAAGAAAAATTTCAGGACAAAGGGAAGTTTAAGGGTGTTGGCAAAACAGGTGATACAAAGTTCTTAAAAGGTATAAATAAAGGCAAAGACCATAAATCAATGTACCTGAAAGGTGGGTACAGAGAATTAAGGGGAATACAGGGCAGAGAAACGGGGTTTGTCAATCTTAATTATAGCAACAGTCTGTTTAGCTCAATAAAGATATACCCTGAAAAGGAGAAAGTATTAGTAGCGATAGCCGATGCAAAAGATAGCGCAAAACGGAAAGCCTTAGAAAAAAAGTATAAGAAGACAATTTTCAGGGCTGGCGACAAAGAGATTGACATATACGGTGAAGCTTTGATTTTAGAATTACAAGTAGCAAAAGAGAAAATATTCGGGTGACCACATTTTTAGACATATTAGTAGAGATCAAAGACCTCATAAAGTCAGCACTACCTCTTTTTGACGAGGGTTACGCCTATTGTCGTCAGGACTCAGACAAGGGATTAGTTGCTACAGTAGGTAATGACCGTGAATATGTCGGCATAAACGATACAGAAGGGGATTATTTCTATATCCGTACTACTAATATTAGCAGTGTGCCGACTAAATCAAAAACTGATTGTAACGTAGCCATGTCTGGTAAAATGCCGTGCTCTTTAGTAGCAGTTGTAAAAGAGGCCGATGAGTTCAAATTAACGGACGCTATTATAAACATCCTGCTAAAAACTAAAGTAATTGACGTAAGAACTACATGGATAGACCCTGTAGCAATAATAAAAGAAGAGTTCAAAGGACTGTCGGCGGAAGTTATCAATTCAGCTAACAGCAAAATAGGCAACAGAACTATTGTTAGAATAGACTTTGACCTGACTAGGAACTTTGAAACCCATAACTGTACATACGAAATCTGTAAAGCATGTTAGACCTGATAGCCTTTTGCATACTGTTTTTAATGTGTTCTACTTCAGCAAGTGGCGCAGCAAAGCTAATTTATATAACTATTCAGGATGGGGAATTGTTTGGTAAGTGGCAAAGGGTGATAGCGAAGATCGAACCGGAGAAGGGCGACAAGAATTATTTCATTCGTGAATTCTGGTACAAAAGGTTTGGCGGGTGTATTATCTGTATGCGTCAATTCATAGCGGAATTATCATTTTTCTTTTTCTGTGTCATGTATAGCTGTTACGGCACTTTCCCGACACTTTATATAGATAACCCATTCCTACGCTGGCTGCTCAATATAATGATGTTTGTAGGCTATTGCGGTTCAACACTACAGATAGGGCAATGGCTTGAATACGAAAAGAGACAGGCCGATAATGAAGAAGAAAAGGTAATTGAAACACGATATAGAAATCCAAACTAATGAGCTGCACTTGCGAAACATACCAATGCCTTGCCGTAGACTACAATACATGTAGTAATGGGGTAGAGCTGCCAATTAATGCTGATGAAACTGCCTCATGGTCTGTACTAATCGAATTTAACGGCACCTGGATAAGGCTCAGTGTAGATGTAGTAGACGAAGAGCCTATTGTTATCCCTAATATACTGAATGAGCGATATGTACACACTATCAGACTACTCAGGGCTAACAAAGACCTGTTTAATAATACTTGTTACAGGCTACAGACAGGATATGTTAACTCAAATACGATAGTTCCATCTGGTAGTGGTAATCCGTATAAGGAGACTTACAGACTTGATTTTACAGTGTCGGATGAAACCGGCCAAACGTTTACTGGATTAATAGGCTCTGAGTTGTTATCTGTGAATATTGAAACAAACGATATTGAGACCGCAGCGTTAAACACTAATACAGGTCTAGTTACATGGAATAGCAGTGTAGGGATCGGGCAAACAGGATATATACTTTATAAGAAATGAGAAAGATATTTTTATTAATAGTTGCTTCATTGCTTTTAGCTGCGTTAACCAACTCGGCAAAAGCTCAGTTTGCTACGTCCTCGCATAGCCGTATAGTTTGGGTTTACTACGCTATTACAGGAAATCTGGGTGTAGATATGGGCGCGGGTACAAGTGCAAATGATAGCACAGTCTTCAGCCCATCAAGTGCGTCTTTCCGTGCCGGTTCAAAAGGACTTAACAAAGGCACGATAATAAATACCCCTGCTAATCACTTATCTATCCCTCGCCCAGTTATGGGTATGATGGCTTTTGATACTACTGATAAACATTACTACGGTTATGACGGGCTTACCTGGAAGCGGCTGGATAGTATAGGATCTGGTGGCGGTTCTAGTTTTGATACTGCTTATTTATATGCTGTAGTTCTTCCAAGCAAACAATCTAAATCAGATACCACTACATACGATGCGACAAAGTATTGGGTATATCAAAACTTCCTAGAAATAGCGGACAGCTCTATATACCTTACTCCATCGGACGCGGCGGCAGCCTACCAGCCTATAGGAACTTATATAACCCCGTCAGACACAGCGGGCATGTTAGCCCCTTACTACAGACAGGTAGGTTTCGGGCTTGTAGCTTCAGGACATTTAGTTTATGCCGACACTACGAAGCTGATAACAAACAATGATACTTTAAACAAGTGGTTGCCTGTAGGATATCCTTTGCCGACTGATTATACACCAAGATTATTCCTGACAACAGGAAGCGGCGTTGGCACTACATATATAGATGAGGATACGGCCTCAATGAGTGCTTATTACCGAAGGGTAAAAGACTCACTTACAAAATATGTCACTCCAAAACAACTACACGATAGCCTTGCGGCATACACGCCTGCAACCCCTGCATTCCAATCTGTTATCACAGCAGGAAATACCTACACCAATGGCAGCAACGTAACTACAATAGGTAACGGCGTACTTTCAATAACAGACGGCACAAATACAACTACTCATTCTACGAATAAGGTAACGGTATCAAACGGAACGGCAAATACAACTTACAATCCGACCAACGTATCTTATTTCGACGGGACGAATACAGGTAGATATACTTACCCAACATTAACAGGTACACAGGTATGGACTCCGCCAGATGCCAGCGGCAATATATTGCTTGAGGATAACACAGCACCTATAAGCAATAAAGCTCTTGCTATGAACTCCAATACGATGACGAGTGTTGCAACGGGATCTACTACTGATAGTTTTTTAGTACTTAAGAATAATGTAGTAAAGAAAATAGCGGCGGTTACGGGCGGTTCAGGCGACATGCTACTTGGTACAGCTCAAACAGTAACGGCGGCTAAATCGTTTGACAATAACACGCTTATACTAAAAGGGTCTACCTCGGGCACATTAACGTTAAGAGCTTCAGCTACGGCAGGTACTGGCGTAATGACATTCCCTACAGGTACACACACTGTTGCTACAAGTGCGGGGGCGGAAACATTCACCAATAAAACAATATCAGGAACTGTAAATACTATAAGCAATCTACCCGCATCAAGCATAACGAGCGGCGTGTTTAGTGACTCCCGACTAAGTAGCAATGTATTGGTGTTAAACAAACAAACGCTTACAACAAATAATAATTCTGCAACAACATCATATCTCGGATTTGGTGCTAACACAACAACGTTTAAGATAGTATATACAGGTATAAGCCAAGCAAATCCTAACAACACTCTACATGGCGAAATCCACGTTTATATTGATGGCACAGGAAACACGCACTCATTCGATATAGTAGCCCCGACATCAACAGGCTCGGGCATTTCTCTAGGCTCAGTTACTTATAATGACTACTCGGGAACGTTTACCGCTATTTCAGCTGGCGGGGTAGATGTTAACTGGTACTTAGATATACTTGTTTATAAAAACTAATCACTTCACAACAAACAAAACAATGGCAAAGATTACAGACAGGAAAGAGCATTATGGGGCGAAGCAATTGATAGTTGCAGTTAACTACGAACCAGACACAGAGACGCCAGCGAATGCAGACAGTGTGGTGGCGGCAGCTTACCCAAGTGCCGCAGGGTATTCATTTGTACAAACAACAATAAATGAGATCTCCGCCTGCCCGCATTTGTGGTGGATACTGTGGGCTTTGGAATATGTCCGTTCAGTAACGGAAAGGACTAACGCAGATGGGACTATCACAAGGGTATACACAGTAACTGAACCATAAAAATCAACAGACAATGAAAGGACTATTTAAAAGCCCAAAGACATTAGTAGGCGCAGTAATCGCAATCGCTACTATTATTATGATGGCAATGAAAACCATTGACGCGGGCACAGGCGTAATGCTTATTGGCGTTGCGGCTACGTGGCTTGGCGTAACAGCTAAGGACTACGACAAGACAGGAAAGTAGATTGTTTTGGGTTTCAACACAAACAAAACAATGGATGGACATAAAGAACGAAGAGGTAAAGTGGTATGCAAACCTCTTAGAAAAAAAGCCCTTAGTAGCGTACTCTTTGATGATGACCATCCTGTTTTCGGGAATGCTCTATTACTACTCTAAGAGGCAAAAGAAGTGGGATATGGAAAAGGCAGATATGGAAACGGATTTAAAGGTCTGCTATGAGAGTAAGGACAAAGAAACACGGTTTGTTAAAGAGTTCCTTTTAGAAGAGATAAGGGATTTGAAAGTTAAAAAGGATACTGCCTATGCCATATTATTTAGGGTACAGGCGCAACTTGATAAAAAGAAATGAAGACCGTAACAGCTATAGCAGTGATGTTGCTTATGAGTAAGTCCGTAAGGGAGCCATATAAGCAGGCTGCTAATTTATCTGTATTGGAGATAAGCGATACTGCAAAAGCGGTAGGCGTAGGATATGATACCGTGATTGCTGTGGGCAGACAGGTTGAGCTTGAATTAAGTAAAAGATAGCTTATGAAACAAATTGACGCATTTGAAATGAGACTGAGCGGGCTATTAGCGGCGTTCTTTCTGTTCTGTTTATGGTTGTTCCTTACTGGATGCCACACAGCCAAATCCGACACTAAAAAGGTCGCAGCGGTTGATTATCGCCATCCCCTGGTATTAGCCGGTTACTGCGCTTCTAAATACCCTCCTACAGATAGCACCTCTATTGTAAAGGAGTATATACAGGGAGAGGATATTGTGTTTAGCGATACGGTTGTGAGATATGAGATGCACTCAGATACAGTATTCGCTACTAAATGGCTTACTAAGACCATAAAGACAACTGATACCATCCGCGACACTAGATATGTGCAACAGGAAAACAAGGCTCTTATAGTGCTTAGGGATGCGGAGTTGAAGGTGTGCGGAGCGGAGTTGATTAAGAAAACAGAGAGTCGGGACAATTGGCGTATGTGGGCCTTGATCGGATGGGGTATAATCGGTCTATCCGTAATCGTATGGATAGTACGCACTTACTTGAAGGGCAGGATAAAAATATTGGGTAATCAGATAACTAGATTGAAATGAGAGTAGCGCCATATACGACATTCGGAAAGACACGCATGATACCCGTATTGGTGTATCAGAACAACAAAGAAATTCAGTCCGATGTATGGGATGATACTATCTGGGTTGAAACAGGGGAATGCTGGTATCAGTTAATGAGCATGGGCAATAAGAAAGTTCGGGTTATCCAACGCACCGAATGGTTAAGGGCAAAGGATATAATAAAAGAAGACAACGCAGAAATAATTTATGAATAGCATAGTAGTAATTCCCGACTGGCTTTGGGATATCGACTGAAAACATATCCACATTCTCATGACTATTTGACCTGAAACATAATGCTGGCAAGGCTTTTGAGTGTATAAACTTATGA